TATACACGTATTGACAGCCCATAACACGTTGAAAGGAGTTGATATTCCTAAATCACTGATCGGGGCGAAGCGGCAAGAATTACTAATCAAACGAGAACTAAAACGGAGAAATGTATGAAAAATGTAACAGAACTGCGCACCGAACTAGCCTCATTGTTCAAGCAATTGAAAGATGGCACTATTGACCCGAAAGCAGCAAAGGAGCTGAATAACGCTGCTGGCAAGATTATCAACTCCTGCAAGGTGCAGCTTGAGTATCAGGCGTTTAAGACTACAGCGCCTAAGATTAAGTTTCTGGACGGGCAGTAAGATTTATGGGTAGGAATGCGGCTAGTGCCGTGACTTTGTACGCAGTCAGGAGGTTAGCCTTAGCGTGTACACGAGGCTTATAATTGTGGATTGACACTAATTCCTTGTGAGTAACGATCACCCTGCCCACCCTTATAGACATTGGTGGCAAACAGTAGTAAATTAGTAAGTGGGTTTTAGATGTATTCGGGGGGTAGAATTAACTGCCCCTTGTTTTAAAGCTTTAGCCGGAAGTGTTCTTAGCACCGACGGTTCAGATACTAGAGATATCGATCACCGCTCCGACAAAGTTCGGACAGATTATACCTCAAACTGAACCCAAAGTAACTTTCCGGCTCTTAATTAACTTTAGGAGTGAATAGACGTGAGTAATAACAAAACGATTGACATGTCATCTCTGAAGATTTCAGGGGTAGATACTAAAGATCATCCAGATTACAGCGACGCTTATTTCTGTAGCGGAAAGCATCTGGACGGCACTAAGCTAGACGATAATGAGTTGGAGGCTCTGACAGACAAATTCCCAGAGATAGTGAATGGGATGGCTTCAGAGGAATCAACCGACATACAACTACAACAGGCCGATCTACACACGAACTAACCCGCTTTATGGTGACGCACAGAATAGCAGCTACCATAAATGCGAGGTTACTGGAAATTAGCAGTATTAACACGAAGTAGGACTCTCGGCGCTTGAGACCGGCGCAGAAAACCATTTAAGCGGACACAGATAAGGTAAGTTGTCAGGGCGTTCAAGGATTGATAAGCCTGATGTGGATAGCAGAGAGATACTGGAGCAGCAGTAAGTAAACAGATTTAGGGCAGGTGTCCCAAAGGTCAAGTGATGAGTATTGTCTTTAAAATCAAAAGCAGTTAATAGGAGAGTGTCATGAGAACAACGGTTAATGAGTCCTCCAATTATTGTGGCTACAACGTCGGGAAGCCTATAAGGGTAACGATAAACGCACTGGGAAATGTCTGGACAGAAGCCGTAGGATGGAGAGCGGAAGACCAGGCATGGCTTCAAATACCAAAAACAAAGCCCATTTATATAGGAGCAGAGAGATGAGAAAAGAATTTGAAATGACAGATCAAGACCTAGAAGAACTGATGGACGCGAGCAAGCCAGTGCCGCTGATAGCCCTTAACTGTGGGATGCCGGATAGCCCCCAAGAAAACGCTAACAGGGCGTGGAAGAGACTTGGCGAGAAAATGAAGTTCGATCACATGACTGTGCAGCACGTCGAGGGGAAGGGGAACAAAGCATTTACAGCAGAAACCGACTACATGGACTGTAATACTTGCGGTTTAAGTTTTGATATGCGGGATCTTGAGCAGGTTTCATTTCATGAATCTTGTGACAAAAGCATAGGCGAGATAATGACCGACATGAAGAAATTGATAGACGATTTTCCTAATTAACAATCTTTTTAGTCAATAGCATTAATAGGAGAAAGAGATGAAAGGTTTAGAAATGAAGTATTTTGTATTAAAGCCCAAAGGTGATGATGCTTACGCCAAGGCCAGTAGGGTCGCGATGCTGCGGTATTCCCATTCCATACGGGAAGAAAATCAAGAACTTTCCGATGAATTACACGAATGGGCCGTGTCAGAATTCCCAGATGAAGAGCTTGAGGCAATCGGCAGGCTTGGTGGTGATGACGGGCAGAGGCGTTAACTGCTTATAACTTAACAGAGGGGTAGAAGAATGAACAACAAGCAATTGCAAAAGAAAGCGGCGGCTGCCAGAAAGCTAAGAAAAGTGCAGGATAAAGTTATTCTGATTGCCGCTGGAGCTGGCATGTTTTGGATGGAAGACGGTTATTGGGATTATCAAATAGATGCCAACATCGGTCTTCAACGGTTCATTCAAGGCATAGGCTTCGGGTTTGACTTGCCTGCTAATTCGTATGCTCTAAAAACGCATAATCTTGATGAATATACTACACCAAAAAGCACTGCAAAGCTTGTCATCAGGGCGCTTCAATGGGCTAAAGAAGATGAAAAACGTCGGGCTGAAGAAGAAGTCGAGCCCCCACTAACCGCTATCTGAGAATAACTACCGGAGAGAGGATATGGAACTGATTACAAGCAAAGAACTTAGAAATCAGGCTGGCAGAATTGGCGTTGGGGTAGGGAGCAGCCCACTAAGACCGATGGATTACATTAATCAGGCAGCAGACACCATAGAAGCCTTAGAGCGGGACAAGGCAGAGCTGGTTAATTTCCTTGGGTATTTAATGAGCAATTCAGCCTTACTTGACCACGATGTACCAGAGAGCGACAAAATAGAGGCCATGTTCATTAAGCACACCCCTTCCCGCCTTACCGAGGACAAAGAATGATAACGAGCACTCGCAGAACAGTTAACAAAGTGACCTGGATTCGCCAAAGAAGAACAGAGCGTACACCGGATGAGAATATTTACTGGCTGCGGCTTATTAAAAAGCATCCGAATTGGGTAAAGACTGGGCCTTGGACAATAATAAACAGATCGGTTCGATACAATAAGAATGCAGGTCTAAATTAATGCTTCCCGACTACATAGACAAGGAAGCTTGGCAGGGATTTGTCGAAATGCGAATCCAAATGAACAAGAAAGGCTGGACACCCAGAGCAGAGCAAATGGCCCTAACCAAGCTAGAAACCCTGTATAATAAGGGCTACGACCCAAATGCTATTTTAGATCATTCTGTTTTTAATTGCTACAAAGGACTATTTGCACACGAAGACCACAAGCTAGTAAAGGCCGATAAGCCCAATTCAAAACTACTAAAGCTAGTCGATAGAAGTTGGTCAGAATGAAAAGGCAAAATATCGATAGGGATTGCCAGGACTGCAAGAGGTTTAAAAAGGCCAAGTATTACTTTGATGCCTACGACAAGAAATGCAAGGCATGTCGCAGACTCGCAAGGCGGGCAGAGACCCTAACTAACGTACCAGATTTACAGTTTCAACAGTTCGCGCAAGTACTATGGAGGAAATCATGGGTTTACCCACAGCAAGACAAGCGTTTAATAACGCAAAGACAAGACCAAGCCCAAAGGAGAGGCAGAGATACCTGCATCCTATTGTCTATTATGCGGGTTCTGAGACGGGCTGGGGGATGATTTATCAATCAATGGAGTCTGATGTATATCCTCTTTTTAAACTTCATTACGAGGCTCTGTGTGACCGTGTAAGACAAGGAGAACACTTCTGTATGCCTCATGAATCGCCAGTGACTTCGCCTGAAAATGTAACTTCGAACTGCGAAAGCCTTAAAAACATGCTCGGACTTTACGGGGAATAGATTATGGAGAACGGTATGAAGCCAAACACTACAGGAGGTGAATAAATGTTTACTAGTAATGCACAATGGCCGGAAGGGACAATATCAGGATCAACCACTACCCAAGATACCCATCAAACGGAAGAGGCGGCCAAATCGGCCTGCACTCGACTAGAAGAAGATGGGTTTGGTGGTGAGGGCAAAATAGCCCCGACCAAGACTTGGGTCGCAAGAGAGACTATAGAAGAGTGTGAGGCGCGGGAGTATCGAAGGGCGATGTTTCCCCAAGATAGATAATTCCACCCCCATTAGCCACCAACAGAGAGGAAGAGATGAAAACAAAGAATCAGAAGAAGCCCGGAATAACTATCATCGTGCCAGCACGTGGAGAAATTATACCTGACAGGGCGGTTGACCTATTTATTAGGACGCATGGCGGAACCGAGGAAAGGGCGCAGGAGAAGTTGGACCAAATGATTTGTGCGTATATTTTTGGTGATTGATATGCGGATTTTAGTCGGTTGTGAATATTCGGGGGTGGTGAGAGACGCCTTTCGAGACGCGGGGCATACGGCTTTTAGCTGCGATCTTATAGAGACAGAATCGCGTCCTCATGTTCATTATCAAATGGACGTTTTTGAGGCTATCGACAAAATGGACAAACTTGGAGGGTGGGACTTAATAATCCTTCACCCGGAATGCACCAAGATATGTGTAAGCGGAAACAGGTGGTATGGGAAGGGAATGCCAAGACATTCAGAAAGACTAAAGGCCGTGGCCTGGACTGAAGCTTTATGGGAATACGCGATAGAAAGATGCGCGAGAGTTTGTATGGAAAATCCAGTTGGGGTGCTTAAACTTCCCTTTACTCAGTTCATTCAGCCTTACGAGTACGGACACCCAGAGACCAAGAAGACTGGATTAAGATTGCATGGCCTGCCGAAATTAACGCCAACTAATAACGTAAAGGAAGAAATGGACAAACTTCCCGATAGACTGAAACACAGAATACACCACATGTCCCCTGGTAAAGACCGAGGAAAGGAGAGAGCTAGGTTTTTCACAGGTTGGGCAGAAGCAATGGCGGAGCAGTGGGGAACATGAAGTTCAAATCCATCAACAGCACTCTAATCGCTAATTGCGAAGATTCAGCAGAGTATCTATCCCTGGTATCAGGGGAGTGTGAGCTGTTTAGCAAAGAGAATTTGAGAAGTTTGGCGCAGAATCGGAAGCTCTGGGCGTTACTGAGTGATATTTCAAAGAAGCCGGTAATTCTGTTCGGTGAGGCTCATAAACCAGAGATATGGAAGCATATCATTTCAGCAGCTTGGAAAGAACAGTATTTTGTTAAGGGTATCTCAGGGAATCTTGTAGCCATACCCGTTAAGACCTCTTCTATGAGCGTGAAGGAGTTTTCTAGCTTTATTGAGGCAATCTACGCCTACGGGAGCGAAGAGGGCGTGGAGTGGTCAGAGAGGGCTTTAGCGGTGTATCAGGAATACAAGGAAGCGGCATGAGTGGAATGGGAACACATCAAGGCGCAACAATGGCAAAAGACGAATGGCTAACACCGCCAGAGATAATTGCAGCGCTGGGAGAGTTTGATCTGGATCCGTGTGCGCCAATTGTAAGGCCGTGGGATACTGCTAATTATCACTTCACAAAAGAAAATGGATTCGATGGATTGGCTCAGAAATGGTTTGGTAGGGTGTGGTGCAATCCTCCCTATGGCTTGGAAGCTGCAAAATGGCTCGAAATGCTCGCCGAACACAGGAATGGTATTGCTTTGATCTTTGCTCGAACTGAAACCAAAATGTTTTTTGAGCAGGTATGGGACAAGGCTTTTGGGGTTTTATTTATAGAGGGCCGCTTGTATTTCCACCATGTAGATGGATCCAGAGCAAAAGCTAACGCTGGAGCACCATCTGTATTAGTGGCTTACAGTGCCGAAGACGCAAATGCTCTTTCTACTTCGGGGATCCGTGGGAAAATGATCTGGCTGGATAAATAGTGGCAAATAGCAAAAGGAAGTGCCGGAACTGTCCTGAGTATTTCAGAGTCGATGCAGACACGCCTAAGTACGTTAAATGGTGCTGTGAGGGCTGTAGAGAGGCATTAGCACTAAAAGCACTGGCAAAGGTCAGGTTACAGCAGGAAAGGGCTAGAAAGCGGTCACAGAGCGCAGAGAAGGCCAATAACCGGAAGAGAAAGCGAGAATTCTATGAAAACGATATTACAACCAGGCGTAAAGCGGCTGATAGGTGGTGCAACAGATACGTGGTGCTACGTGATACCGGAAAACCCTGCATTAGCTGCGGTGCTAAATGGGGTACAGTCAAGTTTAGCGCGGGACATCTCATCACAGCTGGGAGTTGTACAGCCCTCCGATATGATCCGGATAACATACACGGACAGTGCTGGTTTAATTGCAACAAAAATCGATCAGGCAACATATCTGAATATCGAAAAGGAATGCTGGTTAGACATGGCGAAAAGAAAGGCAAGGAAATTCTGGAAAAGCTTGATGGCCCTCAGCCGATTATCAAAATAACAGTAGATTTCTATCGAGAAGTGGAAATTAAATACAAAGCTAAATGTAAAGACTTGGAATCACAGGTATAGGAGACAGAAAATATGAAAGAAATACAGCGAAGATTCGGATTATCTGGCAACAGAATATTGCACAGGAACCCTAATAAATGCTCTGGAAAGCCGGTGAAGTATTTTAAGGGATGGGATGGGCCGGTTAAAAGAGGGCCTATACACTCCAGATTGCCAGCCGGAAAGAGCGGAAGTGGAAGCTGGACATCAATTGTTCGCAGGCATTTGAAACGTAATTACGAACAAACAGTTAACAGGGTATGGCGCGATTGGTATGCCAAGAAATATCTCCAATATAAACACATGAGAGGCTAGTTAACCCTTGATAACCGTGTTCATGGAAACTAATTATTAACCAAAAAGAGGAAAGTAAGATGAGCGAAGCACTAGCAGCAGGAATGGCAGCACAACAAGCAGCAGCAACCGATCGAACCGAGTATAAGCACGAGGCAATACGAAATGCGGTGGATAATGTTAATTCGGCTATTAACTACCTAGACAATCTACTGGATGAAATCAGAGGAACTCCTCAAGAAATAGGGGGCAAGGCTGGGGAAGCGCCAACTTGCCTTACTTCGTTGGAGACTACTCTGGCCAACACTCCAGATGATCTTAATGGAAAAGCCGACACAATCAGGCGAATAACCAATGACATTAGAGCGCTGATATTCTAGTTGTATCCCCTGCTTATGGGTGTATATTGGTAGGTGAATTGTGGTGCGGGGGTCGAAATGACGGCCCCTTGTTACAATTTTGTCAAACGGCTTGAGCGAGCCTCGATCGATAAGGAAGTATCGTCTTCATGACAAAGCAGTATCTTAACTTATCTCTCAGACTCTTTCTAGCCGAAATTAACTTTTTGGAGATGAGACTGTGGATTTAAATCTAACACCAGAAGATATAGAGCAGTTAGTTAAAGACACCATCATGAAATCTGGGTTCGGCAAGGCAGTGGAGGACGGAATAAAAAAAGCGCTGGCTCCGAGCTATGACAATCCTATAGACAAATGTATCAAGGCATATATAAGCCAGATTTGCGGAGAAGTCGTTAAGGAAAAGTTCACAGAGCAAATACGTGAAGCCGTAACGAAGGATGTAGAAGAGAGGGTGACTTCTGAAGTAATCCAAACCGCAGTGACTTCTGCGACAACCAGAATGATTAGGGCCGCAGAAGAAAGTAGCTACTAAGCGCACAAATAGCGTTTAGAAGCAGTACGGTTTAGCTATAAAACAAACTCGATCTGGTGTTCAGTCCGACACAGAAAACACAGGACAAACGAAACCTTGGCAATGCTTTAACCCTTTGTATCCAAGTCACTAATGGGACCTGTATGTGGCTCTATCAAGAGAAAGGAACTGAGTACCGCGCTACGTAGTGATCTGGGGAGAAATCCAGTGAAGCGTAGAGGAAGTAGATATTACTAACCTGCATGTGGGAAAAGGGTTTGGTGACTCTAAAATAAGTGTAACTAACTATAGGGGAGATGGGATGATCGTAAAAGCACACATATTGACGTTGTTTGAACTAGCGGTTGTGGTCTTGATGGGGTGGGGCTTGGGACTCATGGAGAATCAGGTTGATACGGCCATATTCTTTGTTGGCTGCATCTTTGCCAATGTCGTTCTCATTAAACACGAGTGCAGGGGAGAAATGAAATGATTGACGAGGCTAGAATATTTAGACGTGACGTAACATGGATAATAACTCTTATCGTGATTATTATTTTTTCTGCGCTCATGATTTTGGCGAATAAAGATAACGACAAAAGGGAGACATTTATAGAAAACTGCGAATATACACAATTCTACTCAGTTCAACGTGGGGGTAGACTTAGCAGGGTATTGAGTTGCCCATTAGAGGAAAGGGAAAATGAAAAGAGGGTTACTCAAAACATATAACGGGAAGCAGATATTCTGGATTATCCGCTGTAATCTGGTGGTGTTCAGAGATATTAGGTCTATTGAGTTCACCTTTGGGCTGCTTGGGTACGGTATTTTAGCCCAATGGAGTTACAGAAAAGACCCGGTAGCTGCATTCAATAAACGGAGAGAGGACGAAGAAGCGGCCGAAGAAACAGAACACGACTGGGAAAATGACGAGAATTTCCTAGACTAAGTTTTATGGGGTGGGTCAATCGGCAAAACCTTATAGCAAATGATGGCGCGGCGTCTTAAGGAACGCCACCACCCCGCCTTTAACCCTTATAACGGAGAAAGAAGATGCAATGCGCTAGTTCATATTGTGAAAATAGTACTGTTGGAGCCTTGATATGTCCAGACTGTACACTCGCTGCGCTCAAAGGACATAAAGCATATGCCGAGAAAGCGGGCGGGTCGGTGGCTGAAGAGAGGGCAGAACTATTTGCTACTCAGTATTTGGGAGACGCCTCCACTATTTGTAAACCAGGTCCGATGAAGGAGGTCATGAGAGGGTGTAGAACACTAGGCTGCCTGTATTATGGCGAGGAACACTTAGGGGTATGTGCGGTTGCTTATACGCCGCCAACAGGCTCAAGAAGCGACGATCCATCAACTTGGAAATATGACAAGCCTAACCATGCTGAGGGACAATCCACATGCCATGACGCGCATTGTCCAAAATGCTTTCCTGAGCAATCCCAATTGGACCGCATTGAGGAATATATGCACCTCATGAATGATAATTTGGAATACAGAATTAAGAAGCTGGAGGGTAAATTAAGTGGAGGAGGAACCATGCTAGATGCAATGTGGAAAGAATTGAAAGAAGATTTGAGCTGTCCGTGTACATGTGTCGAGAAAAGCGGCGATGACCCCGAATGCCCTATCTGTCATATATACAGAGAAACCGCCGCGAAATTTGTGCGCGATCATCCAGAAAGAGCGGAGGCTTTGTTTAAAGGTTTGTCTGAGGCTGCTAGAGACAGTGCAGATGATGCAGGCATGGATTATGTGAAGGCCACTATTGACTCGTTGTAAGGAAATAGAATTATGTGATCGTTGCCACGGGTCAGGACTGGAGCCGTGCGAGTATAATCTTAATGTGTCGGCCAAAAACCACCACAAATATATTAAATGCAAAAAGTGCAAAGGAGCGGGAGTCCCTATTAGTGAGTAGTGAGGTTGGTGTTAGTTTGAGATTTCATTAACAGATGCCTGAGCTTGTCAATGGCCGACCCGTGCTTGTTCACATCAAGCAAGACAAGACCTTAGCCATGCTGGCTAGCATCAACCTCACTACCTATTATGGGTCCCCTTGAGGCCGCATAGTGTGCACTGGGCATTCTAACGAGTGTCTAGCGGTCTAAGGAAAACCCACCCCCTAACTTCATACACTAGCATTCTGCCCCCAATCAAGCATAATGGGATTTTACCAAGCTAAAGGAATTAGTCATGACTTGCATAGCCACACTGGACGGAACGATAGACATTGTGACGGATTGGATAGGTTTTTTAACGGGTAATGTTTCCTCTGGTGACGCTGAAGATCTAAAAGAAATTAAGCGGGTCTGGGATAAGGCAGTCAAAGAAATCTCCGATGGTGGCGACCTAAAACAAATGACCTGTACTCGCATGTCGGTGTTGATGTTAGCAGCAGAAGCTGACTCTAAAAGCCGTGTTTTAGATGGGGGAACCGAACAAGACCTCTGGATGTACGAGGGATTGAAGCGAATTCACGACAAAATGACCATAATTGCTACACACTTCGGGGCCAATGAGGGGAATAAACCGTGCTGCCCCTTGTGTGTAGGTTGCTAATGGCCATTCCTGACTGGCTGCTGCCTCCCCTTATTTGGTTTGTCATGCATGCCGGTTACTTCCTTTTTGCCTTGTATGTCTACACCCTCATCCCTCTGAAAAGAGAGGCCCTGACCAACAAAAGCTCCTACATAATGATAGCATTTTTGAGCGCCTTAGTCGCTACTGCGTGGGCCGATGCTATTTGGTTGGATGCCAGAGAATTGATGATTGTTCATGGGTTAATATTTGCTGGCTTGGTCGTGGCTAACTTCTTTTTTGATGCTCCCGTAGGTTTATTTGGTGACAGCATAATGGTTTTGTGTGTAGGAATGATTCTTACAGATGCCATTTTTTTCCTCTTTGGGGGCTATCCGCTATACCATTTGTCGATTATTAATGGAATATTCGTTTTGATGTGCGTCCTAACATGTATATCATGTAGAAATTACCGCCAAAGTAAAGGGATCAAGGAAGGTGGCACAGATGAACCATGGTATGCAATGGTTAAAAGGTACTGTTTCGAGAGCTTTAAGACACCTTAGCCGGAAAGACTATTTCCCGCTGCTGTTACTCATTATTGTTTGGATTATTTTATTTGGGGCGCTGTATGCCGGAAGATAACGCGTTCGCACAAGAGACTATCAATCAGATAACCCCGGCCAATATGCGACGATTTGGTTATTGGTTGCTGACGGTCGCTGTTATTGTCACTGCCTGTATGACTAGCATTCTAATCAACCAAGCCCAATACCAGAAAGACCAGATAACTTTACAGGGAACGGTAATGGAGATATCTGCCTCTGTGTCCATGATACTTCAGGACAATATTCGCCAAGAAGAGTTGATAAAAAAAAATACCGAAATAGGCGACTTGAGGCACGAAGACTAGCCTGTATGGACAGAGACAAACTAATTGAATTATTAAAACGCCATGAGGGGGTAAAGCAATTCCCCTATGTGGATACTGCGGGTAAGCTTACTATAGGCGTAGGGCATAATTTAACCGACAATGGGATGACTCTCGACAGTATTGAAAATATGCTAGTTGACGATATTGAAGAGGCAGAGGAAGAATTACACCGAGTCTATCCAGAATGGTGCGACCTCTCAGAAGACCGTCAGATCGTCCTAGTGAGCATGATGTTTAACATGGGTTGTCCTACCTATTTAACCTTTAATCGATTCTGGGCAGCTCTCAGACGTTCTGACTACGACGAAGCAGCAGAACAGATGCTCGATTCAAAATGGTCAAGACAAGTAGGCCAAAGATCACATGATTTAGCGGAGTTAATGCGTGAAGGTTAAGCCAAATGTCAAACTATACGAACCTATTTCATTTACGCAGGCAAGTTGTGAAAGAAAAGCGCAGGTCTGTAATGGATGTGGATCTTCTAAGGCTAAGTTTGATTTTGTTCCTGACAGTATTTACGGGTTAAAGATTAAAGCGGCTTGTGATCGACACGACTGGATGTACCACGTAGGAAAGACCATTGAGGACAAGCAGGAAGCCGACAGGGTGTTTTTAAACAACTGCCTACGATTGATCGAATCCAGGTCTAATCGCTTCCTGAAGCCTCTGAGAAGGCGTAGAGCATTGAAATATTACGAAGCGGTGGTAGTATTTGGGGGTCCAGCGTACTGGAAAGGCAAAAGTTAACGATTTGCTCCACGGGGTACTCTCTCATTCTCCCAGAGGGGGTGCCCCACCTTAAGGAGCTACAGGCCAGTCACCAGGAAGTAAATCAGGAAAGTTAGCGTGATTAGGCAGGTTCCTTAAAGCTAATCTATAAAGCACATACGCAGGTTTATCCGCAGGGGAATCGGGTAGTTGACTATGGTCAGAACCTCGTAGAAGTCTATCTCTTTTATCTCTTACCTCAGCCGCTTTTTTAGCTGGCAATGCTGCCGCCGCCGCCGCATCTTCAATATCTGCGTCAATCTCTTCTTGTGCTGTGTAAGGTACGTCCCCTGCTGCTGTTGCATGCTTTCTCATGATTATTCCTATGAATTCGCTACGCCGTACAATCTGAATTCTCCGGTAAGAGTATCCGCTACTGCCACAGCCTTGAATCTAATGCCTGTTAGTGCGCCCGTCCCGTCATTCATGCCCGCACCCACAAACCCGCTCATTGAGTTGGCACTTACAATAGCATTGCTTTCAAAGATGATTTGTTTCGAGAAGGCTGTACTGGCAGGGTTGAAAATTCGTATCACTATATTGGCGCTCTCGTCAGCATCAATACCCAAAGTAGGAACTACGACAATCGATGCAGCGGAGTCTGAGTTAAGGGCGCTATGTGTTGCGTCGCCACTGAGTTGCTTGATTCCCAGGTATCGATAAGCCGACGTGGCGTAGGAACCGCCTAATTTCATTAACACATGAATATCGTTATTATTATTGGTGGTCATTTCGACCCCAGAAGCAATAATAATGTAAGAATCAAAAGTACTGCTAAAAGTGGTTTCTACATCCACTGTAGACGCCGCAGAAGCAGAGACAGTGGAAAGATGTACCAATGCACCAGCGGCAGGAGTTGCCCATGTTGCGTCCCCTCTCCAGAACGTACTAGAGCTAGCACTTGTCCCCGAATTTAAATTACCTACAGGTAAATTGCCTGTAACGCCTGTAGTCAAAGGGAGTACTGTGCCATTGGTTAAGACTAGAGAGGTTGGTGTGCCCCCTGCGCCATCAAAGAGAACCGTAGCACCAGCAGAACCTATAGCAACCGCAAGAGCTGTCGCTACGTTAGTACCTAGCCCAGAAACACCTGTGGATATAGGAAGCCCTGTAGTATTGGTCAAAACACCCGAAGCAGGCGTACCTAAAGCAGGAGCGACAAACGTTTTATTGCTTAATGTTTGGGTAAAACCAGTGAAGACAAAGGTATCATTTCCTGTCAATAGAGGCAGAGTAACCGTTCTATCTGCGGATAATTCACTCACTGCAAATATATATTGATGGTCTGAAGAGGTATCGTTTATCTGTGGTGTCGTAAGAACAACACCCGTACCCAAGGAGGTTAGGCTTGAATTAACAACCGAAGATCCTAGAGTTGTCGCATTTAACAAACTGACTGAATTTATTGAATAAAAACCACCTGTAGGGATAGTGAATTCATTCGTAGACTTTGATCGGTATCTCTCAGCAGCAGTAGCACCCGCTGCCATTGTGAAACCAACCAGGTCAAAGTCTTCAGACCCACTTGAAACATCTGTAGAGACAGAAGCAATCCTGGCCCCTGTTTCGTTGTTATCATCAGCAGTCTCAGTAACAAACGCTATTGCAGTCCCTATACCCGCCGTAGGAGTGCCTGTGGTGGTGTGGGTCATAGTGACTACATCACTTGCACCTCCACTAACCGCATCGTTTAAAGTAAATGAACCAGTAACAGTGACGGGTGTGTTGTTATCAATCGACCACACCGGGTTAGTATTGGCATCAGCATCCGCCTGAGTGGCGAAAAAGGACAACTTATACTTTTGATCGATATAAGGAATTATCTGCTCACCCAAATGTTCAGGATAGCCAGATGAATTCAAGGCAACACTGGTAAACGTCGTACTTCCCGTTTCATTGGTCGCCATAACAATGTTGGTAGTGGTTCCAGCCTTAAAGGCTTTCATTACAAAACCATTCGCCGGTGTATTATCGTCCGGGTCTTGATACTGGGGTATGATTAAACTGACTGGTGCAAAGGAGGCCATTTCTATTGTCTCGCTGCTGTTATCGCCGGGGCTGTCCTGGCGAGGTCTTCAAAAGGTATTGCGTTAAGTACTCGTTTTAAAGCCGATACACTTCGACTATCTGCCGATTCTAACAAAGTAGCTAATCTATTGGGGTCTTGGAAGATTTCAGCCGCTTTCTTTAAAGTAGCTTCCTCTGTCGCTGTCCCTACTTTAGTCAGAATGCCTTTAATAATCACTATGGCACGATCCAGCATCCCTATAGGTTTGGGAGGTTGTAGACCTTGGATCAATCGGTTAGCTTCAGGAGTGCCTAAAGTCGCCAGTCGGGCAAATTCAGCATCACTACTCAATCTGTCCGAAACATTACCCAACTTAACTAATTCTTCTTCACTAAAGATGTCATCTAATCCAGTCCCACGTTTAAATCCTGTAGCCTGGGCGATTAGTTTTCTCTCATCATCCAACGCAGAAGCAAACTGAGCACTTCGTTGTTGAAGAACACTTGCTTCTTCTCCTGCTAATGGAGAGGTTAATCTCTGTTCTAATCTTTGGGCAATCTCAGCCTTATTAACAGGTTTAGACAGTTCAGAAAATAACTCGTTGGCTTCTCTAAAGCGAGGATTCGCGCTGCCTATCTCATCATCGAGAACCTTCTTAACTCTTGTCAACTGTCTAACAATCGCCTCGTTAACAGGAATACCGTTAGGCCCCCTTTCAGAAATCATAATCCCAATATTTCTCGAAGCACTTATCACTTCTTGTGCCGAATCTCCCGCCAAAGTCTGTTTAATCTCATTCAAAGCAGGGATTAATTTTCTGTTATTAGGATCTTGCGAAATCATCCTATCAATCACTTTTTGAGTTCCGGTTAACGTCACAGGTACTTGAGATTGAGACGCTTGAGTAAATAAAGGTTCTGTTACTTCCTGTCTGGTCTGTCTAGCAGCCTGTACAGTCGCTTCTAAGGGCTCTGTAGCCGACCCCCCACCAGACTGCCTAATAGCCGCTATTCGCTCTGTATTCTCCTGCGATACCCTCTGAACGGTCTCTCGTGGGGCTCTTGTGGCTGCTCCTCGTGATAAGGCGGCTAAAGTAGGTTCCTGGGCTCTTCCTATCGCTTGTTCAGTCGTTCCACCGGCCCTTAATTCCCTAACGACAGGTTGAACATCACCGCCCACCGCTTCAGTAGCAACTCGTCTAACACTTCTTTCAGCACCACCGGGCACAAGTGAACTAAGGACATCTCTGCCTTTTCTAAACGCTCCGCCAATAGCACCCGTAACAGCAGGGAAAAGCCCACCAGTTACTGCGCCTGCCGTTATTTGACCAGCCTTTTCTGCCGATACGTCTTCAGAAACAGCAGGCGTGGTAGCGCCAATAACAGCACCTATTCCAGCTCCTTGGGCAATTCTTCCAGGTATAGTAGCGGCCGCTTGAACACCTTTAACAGCCCCAGTTCCTGCTGCAATGGTTCCTGCTAATCTGGGAACGTCAAAACCCTGCTCACCTAATTCACCGCCCTCAGCCACGCTCACAGCTTCTCTACCAGCGGAAATCCTCTGCTCTCTGTCTCTTAGGAAATTAGTAACCTGATCAAAACCCAAAGACTCGGAGATAAACTGCGCTGCGCCTAAGGGAATATCAGCAACACCCTCTATAAACCTTCCTGCGGGAGTTGCCATAGCAAAGGTGCCAAAATCCACTACCTCTCTGGTAGCCAACTCTCTTGCTTTTACTTCAGCTAATGGTGTCTCAAATGAACCCTCGAAAGATTTCTCAACCAATTCATTCAGTTTTAATAAGGCACGGTCATACAAAGGAGTTCCCTTTTTATCGGTATTCTCCTCTAGAAACGTGCGTAATCTGTTAATCGGATCGGCCATTAGTTCAACGCATCAATTTGTTGCAGAATAATATCTAACTCAGTATCTCCAGTGAGATTGATATCACCAAACTGAGATTCAAAGGCTTCTTCAGCTAATTTAGCTGTATTTTGGGCAGTTTGTTTAATTAACTTCAACTGAGAGAGAAATTCCTCATCACTTAAATTCCTAGCCAAAGCACCCATCATATTCTCTAACCTACCACCTTCTCTATCTGAGACCTGACCCACAGCGCCACCGGTTTGAGATTGCGCCCTGATATTGTTTAACGACTCGACAAAGATTCTATCTTTTAATTGGTTAATCAATAATCGTACATCGCTTGCTTGGGTGCCTGGGATAATGACTCTGGGATCGATAGTGCCTGAAAGTCCAGTAGCAGTAGCAAGTCCTGGATGCTCAAGTATGTTGTCAATAGCAGCAATCATAGTGTCTGTGCTGGCTTTAATATTATTAGCAACACCACGCTCCGCACCTGCATCAAAAGCTCTCTGAGCGCCTAACCTTGCAGTTTGTTGTGCTGTTTCTCTTTCAGACACTGCCGCAGGTACATCTCTTGGGGCTAATTCTTTCTCTAATACTTCTATTGGATCTTCTCCGGGAACTTGGCTCAACCGAGCAACTACGTCGCCTAAATCAACAGTAGGATTCGCTCTCTTAACCGTGAGAAATCTTTCTTGGTCGGCTTTATTCAACTGTTGGAAAAACTGAAATTCTCTTACAGCGCTAGGAGCATCGGCCTGACCTGGAGGAGCAGCCCTAAATCCTCCTATATCTGTCGCTACCGGACCCGTAGGCCCTTGCTCAACAATCTGACCTTGAGTAGTAATCTCACTTCTAGGAATTCTCTGAGGCTGTTCTCTTTCTCCAGTACCCAAGTTCTCAAACACAGGATTACCCTGAGCGTCAGAAACTTGACGCATCACCTCAGGCATGGCAGTTCTTAACGCAGGTAAGTAGTTCTCTTTAATGAATGCACTTGCCGCTACAGGATCTTCTACCGCTAATCCCAATACTCTATCTAATTGAGTAGCAGAACTCTCTAATCCAGCCGCACGTAGTCGATCACTGAGTAAAATACCTACCTGGCCCGCTTCTTTTGATTTACCCCCGTCCAATAAAACAGGAATAGCTTCAACATCCATAAAGATACTTGCTAACTCAGGTGCGTTTAGTTGTCTTTGCTGGGCTTGAATTGTTTGACCCGTTAACTGGCGCTGTTGTGCTGCGCTGGCTAGATTACTCTCAGTAACGCTCTTTAAACGAGTTTGTTCAGACAAATTAGCCAAAACGTCTGTCTGTCTACCCGCTAATGGAATTCGTGTATCAACCATTAGATCACTCCAACTAAGTTAGTAAGATCAGTAATTCCACTCGTAATCGCGTTAGTCTTGCCTATTATTCCTGCGGCTACCGATTCACCTTGAGTCTGTGTTACATCAGCAATGTTAGCCGCTTCACCCGTCAAAATATTGGCGACATTGACCCCTTCAGCAGCCTGTAAAGTAGAGGTTCCCGCCGCCGCTCCTGTCGCTATATTCGCTAAATTAACCCCTTCAGCGCCTAATATATTGGCTTCGTTAATTCCTGTAGTCGTTGCGATGTCTGCTAATTGACCTCCGGCAACTCTTTCACCCGCTGCGATTTGTCGGGCATTCTCTGCAATAGCAGCCGATACATCTCCGCCCCTGGTTGTCTCAATGGTCGCTAAATCTCTCGCCGCGCCGGTTTCAACCCCTGCAACTCTTTCGCCTTCTGTGGCTTGGAGATTCGCAATATCCCTACCCGCTTGGGTTTGTATGTTCGCTCTATTAACACCGGCCTGTTCGACTAAATCCGCTAAAGAAGTGCCTATAGTCTGTTCAATCGCTGAAACCGCATTCGCTCTGTTTAATTCTGCTGTTGCTATAGAACCCGCTGCCTGTTGACCTACACCCACTACCGCGAGTCTTTGGTTAATGGCCGTATTTAATAACTGATTGCCAGCTTCTAAAAGCCTGTTTCTTAATTCTAGTTGAGTCCCGCCAGTCCCTACCCTTCCTCTCGCGGCTTGATTAGCTAATAGTCTGCGTTCGGTCTGATTCGCGATTTCATCGAAAAATGGGTTATCAAGTAAAAACTGTCTCTGTGTCTCAGGGTCGTTAACCAACCTCTCAAGACCTTCTATAGTCACTTGCCCAGCGTCTAAGAAAGGCTGAAAATCACTTCTTACTGCGGATAATCCTCTATCTTGGGCTGCTACTGCGCCCGCTCTTGCAAGATCAAGTTTTTCCTCTGCTACTGTCGTGGAGCTTTGAATAATACCGTTAGCAAGGTCTCTAGCAGACTTAACCGAAGAAATCCCTTCTCCAAACCCTCTGTTAATAGCACTAACCGCCGTTTCTCTGGCTTCACTGATAAACCCACTCGAAGCCGCTGCGGCTGTGTTAATCTCATCTTGCTGAAGTCCAAAGGCTTCGATTAAATCAGTCCTAGCCTGATCTCTGCCAGCAATGATATCTGCTCTGCCTGTTACCGCGCCTGTGCGTTGTGCTTCAATCGCTGCTTGAGTACCCCCGGTAATATCTCCCCGTGCTGCTGCCTCACCCGCTTCTAAGGTCGATATAGCCTCGCCAGTGGTTGTTTCTAGTTTAGCAGTGGCAATGCCTGCATTCTTTTCAAAGATGTCCAGAGCGCGTTGTGCGGCTTCTGATTGGGCATTAGCAGCATCTTGAGCAGCTTGAGATTGTAGAACAGTACTGCCTATAGAGCCTAAAAGACCCAAAAGCGGTATTAGAAAGCCTCCGTCAGTAGTTCCTGTGGTTGTAGTGCCTGTGGTCGTGCCAGTCGTTGCAGGAGTAGTTGTAGGAGTAGTTGTAGTTCCAGCAGTCGCAGCAGCAGTGACAAGACCCCCCGCTACAGCAGCAGCAATCAAACCCGCTGTGTTAGAGCCTGTTGATCGCTGAATATCAGTATCGTTAATATTGTTGTTTTTAGCGTATTCGCCTATCTTTTCATTAACAACTGTCTCACCACCGCCCTGGTTAATAATGTTTTGGATGTCTTGATTGATCTGAGCGTCAGTTTTAGTTCCATCAGTCAATATATTAGGGTCGAATACGTTATCAAGACCCGCGTTGACATTAATAGCGGTTGTAGATGTTGCTGCTTGGTTGAGGTCCGCTAGACTTGGGCCTGTTGCTGCACCTGTGGCGTCGCCGATAGTGGCAGTAGAGATTTGATTTCCACTGACATCAAAACCTCTTACCCTTAATTCGTTTTCTATTTCAGCGAAAGGAAGGCCAGAGACTTGTGATATAGCACGTGCGCTAAAACCAGAGTCTCGCATTAATTGGGCGGTAGCATTAGCTCTTTCTTGAGGGGGGAGGCCAGCATTCACTATTTCGTCTACTGATCTACGCAAAGCCTCAAATCTAGCCTCTGCTGCGGTGAACTGTCCTTCAGTATCAGCTCTCAGCACAGCATCAAGAATCGCCGCCCAGTCAAAAAAACCAGTGTCGCTGAGCCCGCCTTGGGTTTGAGTGTCGCTGTTATGTGCCATAATTCCACCTAATCCTTATAGTAACACCCTACGGCTAATACGAATACTTGCAGAAGGTGAGTCATTCCATCCCGCCGCAGTGGGGTTTTCAGTCATCAAGTCACCATCATTAAATCCCTGGCTGTCTCGAATGAATTCTACCGTTATAATCTGAGTCGCCGTGAAGTCAAAAACTGTACTGAGCTGAGCAGGAAAATCATTATTAGCCGTGTCCAACTTTGCAAAAATAGAATCCCCCACCTGAGTCCCATCAATTAAAACTCGGAAAAATAACCACGCCGCATTACCGGCATTATTCCTTCCATATTGCAAAACAACATCTACAAAATACTCACCTGTTTCGTTAATAGTAATATTCCCACTTGCATCTATTTGAACAGGGTCACTTCCACTACCTTGAGCAGCCCCGAACGTAACTTGCAAGGCCGTGTCTAGTCCTGTAGGGACTTGGTTAACAAAACTCGACGCTCGTAATACTATTTCTCTCTTGGAATCACTGATGTTCACCCAATCGGTGTTATTACTTGATGCTCCGCGATGTTGATAAAAACGAGAATCTTCACCATTATTTCTAATCGCTATATCACCGGGATTGCCTGTAATATTGGTCTTTGGATCACGAGTAGTGTAGAAAGTCCTTGAATCGCCTCCATTAGTCCCCGTGACTGAATGGGTTAATAGCGCGGTAGTATCTGGGTCTTTGTTAGTAAAAGTCTTGGGAGCATAGAAAGTATTTCCTATCTGTCCGTTGATTACTCCATTTACTGTGACTGTTCCGGCTTCATGATTGAGGATGTCAACATTCAATATACCGCCAGAATCAACAATAATATTTCCTACTGCGGTCTCTTGACGTAAATCGGCTTCAGCACCAGATTTAACCTCTATTGCTATATCAGAAATCAGCATCGAGCCCTGTATAGTCAAATGCCCTGATCTAACAATATAGGCCGTAGAACTGCTTGTCCCTCTTGAAGTTACTGTTGCTCCAGCGGAGAAGACGCTAGATATATCGATTACACAGGTATCTAGTGCATTAGTAGGGTTGAAATCAACAAATACCGCATCATCCCCATCGAGCAAAATAACATCTCCATCAATGTCAACAGGATCAACAAAGTCCCCGGTAATTTTAAGACCTATGGATCTGTCACCATCCACAGTAAGTCTATCGCACGTTACGAAAACACCTTCACTCGTCCCTTTAATCTCAAAACCAATGGAATCATCCCCAACCACCGCGCAAAACAAAGTCTGGACACCCGCTAACGACTGCCCATTAATCAGAAAACATGTGCTGTTATTATTACTATTTCTTACTCCAGAGACGCGACATATTTGAGCTTCGCCCAAAGTAATAGACACCGCTTGGTTTGCCGAGAAAATGGCGTTCATGGCGTCAAAGCTTACAAATCCAGGTAATACAAACCCTTCACTGAAACTCCCACCTTGAGCAGCAGAGACTTGCGCCTGGTTCAATAAACTAGGAACCGGACTTAAATTCGCGGTGGCATCAATAGCAGCCTGGGGTGTTCTCTTTGGCCGTTGTCTTGTAGCTCCATCAAAGATATCTCTGCCAGAACTGGCAAAGTAAAAGCCTCTAATTTCTGGGTCTTGGTCGTGTCTGCTCATTTATGACGCCATTCGCCCTGTGAAATGTAGAAAGTCTCTGAAGTTCCAGGAGTCATTACCGATCCTTCTTCAATCGGAACATCTGCCGTAACCGTCACAGTTCCATCCGTTGAGGCAATAGTGACTTCTTTAATCGCTTTATCAATAGGCACGAAATTAACGTTCATATCACCCGTACAAGTAATAATGTCATCGGTAACTTCCGCTTGATAATCAGCACTAACCTCTGTCTCGACCTTTAAGACGCCGCCAGATGTGCCAATAAATTGAGGGTGGCGTGTATCAACCACTGGAAACCTCCGCTCCAAATACGGTAATCGTTACAGCGTTAGCCAAACTAGAGCTATAAGCTAAATTACCTGAAGAGTTGTTCATTGCCATAAATCCATCAATAGCTAAAGTTTCGTTCGCTGTTAAAGGCGAGTTGAAGTAAATAGCCGTACTTTCATCATAAGTCGTTCCATCATCATCCACAAAAAGACTGAATGTTCTCGACGATCCTGTGTTGTTACATATACGAATCGAACTGATAATCGCTGTTACTTCAGCAGCAGGAGAATATACAGAGACTGCATTAGTAGAATTCTCTCTCTTCTGTCCTAATTGTTTTTCCTGGAATGCCATTATCTATGTGTCAATAGTGAATATCGTCGTGCAAAGTCATCCGCACTAGTCGGTGAAGTTCTATTCCCGCTCTGATTGTCAAAAACCAGTCGCAAAGACGCCAATAATTTGACGTAGAAATCCTTTTCCTCTGCATCTCTAAATAACTTGTTGGGAATCTGTCTTGGTGGTGGATTCGCACTCATATTATACCTAGCTCCGCTTCTATACCTGCTTCATGCCAATTGGAGTAAATAGGATCTGTTGAAATGATTCTAAAAACCCACGTCTCAAACGTCTCACCTATTTCAAAAATGATCACAGTCTGTGTGCCTAACTTACCCACGTCACCGCGTATTTCTGTGCTGAAGTTCTCCCCATCTTGAGAGTATTGTAAAATAACTTCAGGGTCAGAACCCTGTCCCGTCAAAAGACCTTTACCCGTAGCGCCGATTAATTTAAAGAAACTAATCTCTACCGGCCTTCCGGGTTGGCCGAATATCCCTCCGTGAATAGGGGCTAACACTCTTGAACGTCGAATAACTGCTCCATCCTCATCGAACGTATCTTCATCTAGTTCTAAAATGTTCCCCAATTCATCTGCAATTAAATGCTTGCCAAAAGCAAACGCATGGCTATCACCTAAATATCTACCCCCATCCACTCCTGAAGACAATTCAAACCACTCTCCTCTAATCCCTCTAGCCGCTAAACCTGGATTCGGTTTGGGATACACAAACGTCCTATCCGCTGAAGGGAACTTCAATACATAAAACCACTGCGCATCTATTTGCATAGTCCAGGCAACCGCATCAGTCTTGGTCGTGAACTTGCGTATTTCTCGAACTATCGTTAATGGCAGTAAAGGAGTAGGAATGGAACCGTTTAACGTATACACCTGATTGTCGTCAGCAAAAAAGTAAATAACCTCATCATCCACTGCGACAGTATTTTGAGCGCCTAACCCTACTCTGATAGTCCCGTCTTCAATTCTTGTAAAAGGCGGCGTCCCCGTACCGTTATTCCACCATTGTTCAATAGTCTTAGTGCCAAACATGAACACAATGGTGCCTAAAGCAAACGGTCTGATTAACGCATCTGCCTTCGATTCAGCCGTGCCAAAATTCAACGCATTAATCGTTAACGGAAGACCTACATCAGAAATGGTAAACCGTCCATTGTCTCCATCGTAAATAGCTTGATTGTTTAACACTGTCACAGTTTGAGGGGTTTCAAAATCAACATCAGTGCCTGTAGTTAGCGTGGATCCATTCCATTCATACGCCACATTATCAGCCACAATGACAATACTCGTTCCAATCCCGTCAAAGACAGCTCTGGAATCTCCTACAATAGTTCCTGCGTCTAATGTCGTGAAAACGCCTGTAGAGGACACTGAGGACAGCGTAGTACCATTTAATTTATAAAGGATACCTAGGTGCTCAAACATCCCTCTATTAAGCCCTGTGGCCGTTGCGAAGGGTTTTAAACCATAGAAGGATTCGAGGATAAAAGGGGATTTTTCATTACCTGCCTCTTGGTGTTGAGGGAAGTAATTAATAGTGCGTTGAGCAGTGAGACTTAAATCAGTGTGTCGATGTGAGCCACCCGCAAGTCCAACTGCTAAATAGGCCATTAGAAATCCTGGGGGTCATCGATAGACTCGTAATCTGGTTTTGAAATTCTCGCAATCGCCGGGATGGCCAAGGCTTCTTTTTCGCGTATTCTCTGCATTCTATCTCTTGAGACACCTATCTCATTAGTCGCCTCAAAGGCCATTAACGCAGAAACATGCTGTGCTACGCTATCAGGAATTGTAGTATTCGCCGCCTTTGCCCATGTTACGATTTTTCTATCCTTTAAATCGGCATAAACAAAGTCATAGGACAAATCTAGCCTTGTTTTCAGACTAGAGTTGATCGCTTGGCCTAATCGGTGTTTGCCCAATAGACCAGCGGCGGTGTTCCTTACGACGGCAAGAGTAGTCAATTACTTTACCTTGGCTGCTTTCTTTTTAGCCGCTTTGCTTTTCTTGGCTGATTTCTTGGCCTTTTCATCTTCTTCAGAGATAAAGCCAGCCATACCGCCGGCTAGTTTCGTGAGAATTCTCGGATCAGTTACTTCTACAAAAGGACCGCCTTTCTTAAATCGAACCTTCCCCATTAATTTAGTTGATTCAGGCGCTTCTTTATCGCCTACGTATCTGTATTTAGCCATTTTGCAATGTCCTCAAGGTTTGTAATAAACTGCCAAAGTGCTGCCCCGCGTCAGTAGCTCTGCCGACTTGAGCAAGTTTCTCATAAATCTGCTTAGCACCATTGTGTTGGGCTTTGTTAAGTTCTAATACACCTATTTCTTTAACACATCTTTCGTAACAAATTTTATGCTCGTTAGCCAGGTCAAGAAAATCTTTCTCTGAATAAGGCGGTTTCGGCTCTGGTTTATTCCCAGTAACCCCTTCCATGTAGTCAGGCGATCCCAACGGACATCCCTCAGGAAGAGTTACAGTAATCCCCCTGCCTCTACAAAATCCTATCCATCTTTGTAGACAAGGTTGTTCATAGAAGTACTCTTGATCATCGACCGCCATGTCAACGCCCCAGTACCCAATCTCTTCAACATCAGGACGGGCATATAAGGCGTAGGCCGTCATGTAAGACGGTGTTGAGGTTAAGTGGTCCCCTCCCATCATTTCATTGGATTTCTTGAAGTCGAAAGTCTCTATTAAGTCGCCTTCGTGAGGGAATTCCTCACCTACAACCATATTAAACTCAAAAGCCGTTAGCCAATGTGAATATCCTTCGGGACGATTGGAAAAATCATTGTGTATTTCAAAAATCAGATCCACTCTTTTGTTATCGTATTGGTTTACCTGGTTCCCAATGACCCATATCTCCCATTCTTTATCCTCAAATGGCGCGTTTACCCACGACTTCGCCCCGCCTACTATGGCTATCTTGCGCTTCACCTTAAGTGCGGGAACTTCCTTTAAATTGGTAACCTCGCTCATATTGTGCATCCCTCATGCATTTTTCTTTTGGCTTTTAAGTAAACTTGGTGTGCTTCTTCGGGCGTGTCGTGCCTTCCAAGCCAATGTCTTTTACCTCTGACTGTGATCATAGCGGCAAATCTTTTCGCGCTAGGGTAAACGCCGAGGAAACCTGTTTTGCTGTGAGACTTTGACGTCCTGAGATTTTGGCTATTTATAGAGCGGTCTATATCTCGGAGATTTGAAATTCTGTTATCTGTTCTGTCGCCATTTATGTGGTCTATTTCGTTAGGCCATATACCATGAATGTAGAGCCATGCTAATCGGTGTGCCAGATAAAGGGTTCTATCAATGTGCATTGCCAAATAGCCTGTATTCATCTTAGATCCAGCGATTTCTCCAACCTTGACTCTGTGGGCTGTCGCCACAAGGCGAGTGAATATCCCAGTTTCAGGGCAATATTCAAAAACTTCTTTCAACCTTTCCAAGCTAACCAAATTTTTCAACTGTGGGTATCCTGTCTTTAATATTGGTGAGATCAGTATTGCTTAGTTTTACTGCTTCGCTATTTGGCAAATTATGCCTATTCGTGTAAATGAGCGCGTCATCATGTTTTATTAGTTGGTCACACCCATTGCAGAGAGCAAACTTCTGAAAATCCCCTTTCTTATGGGCCTTTCGTAATTTATTATACTTCTTGCCGTGAAGCACTTCCATGACTGGAGTGTCGAAGGCATTTCCAAGCTTTATAATCGAATCAAAATCGTAGCAACAAGGGACAACTATGCCGTCCCACTGAATTTGTAATGGCCCATTGCTTGGCCGACCGCAACTCGTTTTAATCCCGTTCAGCGGCCTATAGTGCCTTCCTGAACTAAAATTATGTGGTTTCCAGACCTCGACCGAATCAACTCTATGCTCCCAAAAGTCCAGGAACTCACTGTAATGCTCATTTCCTAAAAACTGTAAATAGGAAATCATTACCTTCGTGTCGCCACGTACTTCCAGAAATTCTAAAATCCCTTTCTTGGACCGATTAAAGTCCAGCTTTTGCATTATCTCGTTATAAGTCTCAGAACTCATGCCATAAAAACTGATCCTTAATTCATCAAGACCTGAATCTGCAATAGATTGCCCTCTCTTGTGAAGTAAAGATGCGTTCGTTATAACATAAGTCCTAAGTCCTTTTGATTTAGCATAAGCTATTTTCTTTTCAAGATTCTTATCCAAAAAAGGCTCCCCAAATCCCGTTAAAGTGACCTGGGTACAGCCTAATTCAGAGACTTCATCTATCGATCTTTCGTACTTCTGCTGGTCCATAATCCCGTGAGGGCGGGTATGAAGATCACGGGGGCACATAATACAATTCGCATTACATTTGTCCGTAACCTCATACCTAACCTCAGAGTGTTGCAGCATTAGTCGAAATAGAACGCTAGCTCGACCATCACCGTTCCGGTAAGACCCGAAGTAAGCGCATCTACAATAGTGCCGAAAACATCCAATTCACCACCAGGATCTGTAGTTTGACCATTAACGAAATCCCAAGCAAAATCGCCTGATTTCTCGAAAAGGTCTAACAACGGCTCTCCTGTTACATCCGCTGCTGTAACGTCGTGACCAGCAGAGAAAGCATCAGGATCGGAGGTGATATTCGCATTTACCGAAGCAAGACCGAAGTCCATAGTCGGTGAACCCGAAGTGCTCAGATCATCCCAATACACTCTTGAGAGATTTGAGATACGTGCGTTTCGAGGAATCCGCATAAACTTGAAGGTACTGCCTGACGCCACCGCTGGAATTTCAACGACGGAGGTCAGATACTTCATGTTGTTTGCTTCTCCAGGCCCAGCTACCAAACCTTGGCTTGCCTTTCTTTCTGTAGCTGTTTGTGTGTATGTAATGTCAGCCATGTTTAAGCCCTCAGTAAGGTTATCGCTGTACTATTGGTTAATGCAGCCGGTCCAGTTGCCGCCGCTGGTGCCGTGATAGTGGCTACAGCTGCTGCGGTGATGGTGGCTACGTCTGCTGCTACTACAGCACTAACAGCTCCGAGTCCCGCAAAGGACGCGCTGGTAGTTCCGGCAGCAGTGATTAACGCATTAACTGCCACTTTATTAGCAGAGGTCAGCGTTAAAAAGGTTCCATGATCTGTTCTCAATTCAGAGGTCAACGTCACAAATGAACCATGGTCCGTCCTAAGCTCAGTTGTTAATACCTGCAAGGCATCAACAGTGGTCTTAAACGTTCCATGGTCTGTTTGCATCTCGTTAACAAGATCTTGGATATTGGCTAACACGGCATGAATATCAAACTGATTCTGCCCCGTAGCCGTTATATCACCTTGTAATGGTCGAGAAGCCATAAGTCCTCCTATTACGCATCAGCAGAAGCACTATGGAAAGTAGTAATCATTCCATGCTGCTTCAGATTATAGAAGTTCTTAATGAAATCGTGCTTGGCTTCAACACCAACCCCGTTCTGAAAGTCGTAATCATCTTCTTTCTTACGAGTAAATCGAGTGTTTTTACCACGACCAAAAGTAGTCGCCTGGGCTCCACAGAAGAAGCCTATGCCAACCCTTGACCCAGCATTACCACCGTTATCAAGACCGTCTCCAGAGGCTGCACCAGCACCCCAGACACCATCCCACGGAGAGCCTGTACCATCGCCATCAATAAAGATATCGATTTCAGGAATCTCACGAATGATTACGGAGTTATACAGAAGGTCGCCACCGACAAAGATCGGATTGCCGGTATTAACACCCCTGGACCGAGCTTCGCGGTTAGCTTGCTGGATAGTGGAGTCTTCGTTCAGATCCCTAAAAGCGAGTGAACCAAGAAACAACACATACCAGGGCTCATCAGCCTTTAACATAATCGGACGAATCAACGGATTAGCCAGTCCAGCCCGTCTTTTCAGAAGGGTGACTAGATTAGCCGTCATTTTGTCATCGGTTGTGTCGATGGATGATAGAGAGGTTGTATGGTTGCCTGATGTGTTATTGCTGATCAACTTACCATACACAACCCGGTCTTGGTTATTGGTGTTCCAGGTATCCATGTTGCCTGCTGTGGCCGCTGTGGAACCGAAAGCACCTTTAGTACCGCCGTAGTTAAGAGGCGCACCTGAGGTCGCTACAGAGATTGCACCCATTGATTGGATGATCTTGTCGCGTTTAAGCTCCATCATCCAGTTCATCAGAGCTGGGCGAGCTTCTTTGAAAAGACTGAACATCGACTTTTCGTTTTCCTCGTTATCTACCGTAGTTGCATTACGGTCATAACTCGGAGTGAACGGCATTTCGAAGTTGTTTAATGGCTCTTCGTTGCCGCTTAATTGTTCAGACGCAGTAACACCCCCACCACTTAGTTTTGCAACCAAAGGGATAGAATGTTTACGTAGGTCTTGGTTAGTTTGAATTACTGAGTTTATATCGTTGCCAATATAAGGCCCGAATCGTCCATCTCGTACATATTCTCGGCGAACTTCCTTTTGGAAGATCGTTACCTTATTGGCGTCCGATACCGTGGTTTGTGCCATGTGTTATCCTGCTGGCTGCTCGTCCCACATATCATCCTTTCCGTCGTATTCGACAGAGACAGTGTTAGAACCCGCAGCCGCTTCAGTGGTTAAGTCTGGCAACTCCATAGCAGTAAGACCTTTTTCCTTCGCTTCAGCAATAAACTTTTTCCGATATTTCTCTTCCTGCTTACTTTCGTAACCAGGGTCAGAAACTTCGGTTAGCTTACTCTGGCTTCCCATATGATCTACGAGAAACTTAGCGGGACTTCTTGCCTGTCTGAAATTCTTATACAGAGCTTGGTCTTTGACCGTTGCCACTCCGTCTACAATTTCAGACACAAGATTAGTGAAAGCGACTTTCAATTCGCCATAATCACTTTGAGAATCACCAAGCATCTCTTCAGACATTTCCAGCTTTTGCGCAAAGAACTTGTTATCCAGAAAACGATTATGTCCATCTGGGTCCGTTGCAGCATCCGGAATAACTTCCGGTTCCTTCTTTTGTCCTTCAAGTTGCTTTTTTAGTTCATCTCTTTCCGCTTCGGCATCCTGCCGTCTTAGTCTTTCTGCTTGTGCTGTTGCCACTAGTCCGGCTTCAGATTTGCTAACGTTTTCTGAGGCTGGCGACTCCTCTTTGGTTTCTTCCTTAGATTCCTCTTCGGCTTTCGCTTCAGGTTCTTCCTTAGCTTCTTCCTCTGCGCCCTTTTCTGTCTCTACTTCCGTTTCAACTTCATTGAAAACATCATCTTTTTCTTCAGCCATCATTTCCTACTCAACACCCGATTAATTGTGCGGCGACCACGTTTACACCCGATTTTCCCCGGCGACGGGAACTGCTTAAATACTGTTCAACTTCTCTTTCAAGATTGCTATGTCGTTATCGTCATATTTCCTGCAATCCCTTACTTTTAACTTTCCTTTATCGTGTATCTCTAGAATTATGCAAGTCAGATCACCTTCTTTCTCAACCAATATCTCGGTTTTCATGTTCCTTCTTCTGGCTTCGGTTAAATCCAACATTAGAGATTTACCTGCACTTCGCTGTCTGGTGCATTTTGCAAATTAATAGCCTGTAACTGCTCACTGACTGCTGTAATGCTCTTACCAACCGTATCCGCTTTAATATTCTCTGTCTCGGCTTGAGTCTTACCTATGTCTACGGTTTTCTCAGCAATTTCCAATTGCGCGGCTTGTTGCGCTTCTGGAGTTGCTTGTGCTTGTTGCTGTCTTTGTTCAATTTTGGCAATTAAATCATCTTTTCCACGTATTTGCGAGAGTTCAATCAGATCAATGAAACTAACACCGCTCTTATCACCAAACTGCATGAGCATTTCAAACTGTTCTTGTTGGATATTAATTACGTCAAAAGACTGTTCGATAATAATATCTACATCCAATTCAGCAGGTTGATTACGTGTTTCAACCACTTCCTGTAAACGGGGGTTTTCAGTCTGGACCAGTAATTGAAGTATTTGGGCTGATTGCTGTCTAGACTCAAGAGGAGCGGATTCATCTTCCATGTTTTCTGTTAACAGGGTCTCAGCAGTGACTTGAGAATTAAGTCCTACCCACCGCAGGTTATCTTGGTCATCAGTGACACGTATCCATTTCTCTTCATCCCAGAATTGTTTCACTCTGAACCATATTTGATCGTAGACACGCTTCTCCCATCCACCTAGAAGGGCGTACTGGCGGTTTAGTTCAATCGTGCCGGCTTCTTGAAGTTTCCCTATGGCCTTGCCTGAAAGTTCTCCTGACTGACGTTCTCCTGCTAACTGCGCGTTGAAAGAAACCGAATCCATCTCTGCTTTAGCATCTAAATACAAATTAAACTGTGCAACCGATAAATCCTGAGTGCCTATAAGGCCGAAATCTTTCCCAAACTGTGCCCCTGCTAGAATTTCCAAATGTCCATCAGGCTTGCTGAGTTCGAATTTCGCCGCCTTGACATCTTGGATGGCATTCTGATTACCGAAAGTCTGTCGTGAAGAGTTAAAGTGTAAAAACTTACTCCTTCGATGGTTGATTTCGTCCTGTTGACTTAGAAAGCCCGCCACTTCGCCGTATCGGTTGTTATTTCGATCAATGTTGGCAGAAACTAATTCAATAGGGTTAATAGGAATCCCATCCTCATCTACAAAAGGTGAATCTTGGGTTTTTCGAATAGTCGTCTCACCGGAAAAGATAGTCATCTTCCACTTATTCTTTTCGATGTGAAAGTGTATCGCTACCCTGACTCGATGCTCTCTAGCCGTACCTGTCCACCTTGGGCGGTCTTCGGTGGTGTTCTCAGCATCAGAAGTGGTTCGCTGTAATTCCTGAACCTTTTCCAGACTGAGATTGAAGGTATCCATCGCCTGGTCTTCATCCATCCACATCCACATACCCATAAACCGAGCATCTTTAAAATCTTTCCTTCGTGAATGCGGATCAAAATAGATTCTGTCCCACGGAATATGATTAAGTTGAATTTCAATGCCACGAGGCGTCTGCTTAACAGCAATAAACACCCCGCCATAGCCTTCTACAAAGAATTCTTCAGCCACATCTAGTCGAGTTAACTCAAAATCATTGTTGCTTGTTACGAAACGTAACGCATCAGTGACTACATGGGCCGCTTCTTCGTGCTTTTTGGTTCTGGGAAAGGCTTTAGGGTCAGTCTTGCGTAAATTGTACAATCCTACTAAGCCTTCGACTTTAGGACGTATACGATTAACGACTATAGGGGCTTGGCGGCGGTGTCTTAACTTTTCAACTTCAAAACCAGACCATTGATTGCCGTCGTAATAATCTCTCGACCGTTGAGAAAGATCGCGGGCACGGTCTGTGTCGTCTAGAAAACTCTCTACTTGTTCTTTAGGGCTTAGGCGTGCCATTGATTATCCTGTTTTCCAGTCTTCTTCATCATCTTCATCGATTCCGTAATCATCGGTAACTAACTTTAGTTCAGTTTTTTGAGGAATGACAGCGCCGTGCATATTATCGAGCATTCTACCAAATAATCCACAAACGTCCACAATGTCATCGTGTTTGCCTTTAGGAAAACGGGTTAATTGACTGACTAAATCATCAGCCCACGGCGTATTGCGGGGTAAATACACCATTCCCATCCTCGCCCTGGCTTGAAAAGACTTACAATTAGTCGGTTTGTCAGCAATAGCCGGCATCCACTCACAGACAAAGTATTCTTTCTTCTCCCTCATCCTTTTGGTTAAAAAAGGCTCAATAGCCCTTCGAATAACCCCACCTTCAGCAGCCCACATCATGGGTTTATGTCGATTGGCTAATTTTAACTGCTCATCAATCCACACATCGGCTGTCTTTTGACCGTGCCACCAGTCCAAAATGTAGATGTCGTCGTTCTCATCAACCCCGCAGATCCCCAATTCAGTAAAGTCACCGTCACCTTCAGTCACGGCATAATCAGACGCACCATATTTTCTCAAGTGTTCAGGGGGTGTGTCGTACCACTTAAAATCATCTTGCGTGAAATAAGCATTGTCATCAGGAATAGGATCACACAAGTATTGACATGAGAAGTCATATATCCCGGCGAATTTCTTTGAATCTAGGTATTCTTGGGAGAATAAAACAGGCTTACCCGCAGACTTCCCGTCATCTGTGGCAGGATAAAGTCGAGGTTTGGCGGCACTACGATCAATAATATTAGAATAGGTATCTCCATCAGCGTAAAACGTGCCGACAATACGCATAAACCCTCCCTCAGCCCCAAGACTCAGGGATAAACCCCATGCCTGAGTGGTTTTCTTCACCATATCAGCACTACGCGCACTTTCCAGGGTAACAACATCATCATAGACCCTTAGCAAATAATGCATACCCGTAGGTTGACCATCTACCAACCCTGATGCCTCTACAGTGCTTTCACGGGGATTCGACTTACGCTTTACGACAAGTCCGTCATCTTCAGACCATTTGGGGGCTTCTTTCTTAGGATCGGCGTATAATATATCAGGGAATAATTGTTTTAATTCGGCATTGGTTTCAAATTCAACTTTGATCTGACGTAGAAACTTCTTAGCAGAAGGGCGGTTAAAAGAGAAAATACCTACAGTGACCTCACGTCCCTTCCACTCAGGTAAAGGTTCCTCACCATGACTAGCGAGAATATCTTGAATAGTTTTGGCAAAAGTGATGATGCTCGATTTAAAATGCTCTCTTGCCCATATGTCAATGTAGCCGTTAGGGTTCTCTTGTATCTCCCGACATCGCTGGAATATCCACTCCCTCTCGATGTCCTCCCTCTTCAGCGCATACCTCAGCAGGAAGTAAAGATCTATCCGGCATAATAATCTCTCCGTCGATAACCTCGCCTCTTCCGGTAAGTTCGCTAAGTTGCTTAAGAGCTGCGGATATTCCGAGAGCTGCTGCGGTAACACTTGTAACATCGATATGTTCTGTGGGCTTCCCATCCAACCTCAATCCTATCTCTTTAACTGCATACTGGAAGTTTTCATTAGTCCTATCCTGCGCGCATTCTACCACCTCACGCGCAATCAAGTATAACTCCTCCGCCCTTTCACACTTACCCTTCTTACTCAAAGCCCGGTTAATAGCATCCTTCCAAGGCCTGGTCCTACTGTGATTATCATTACCCATAGGCGCACCATTACCACTACCCTTAGCATGATTCTTTGGATCACCGTTCCATACACCCATAATTACTCCAATATGCTATACTAAATTACTATTCGAAGGGGGTGCTGCCCAATATCTGCGCCTAGCAGGTTTAAACCACTATCTAAACTCAGCAGGACAACACACCCACGAATAACAACTAATACGAAGAAGGACGCGAACCTTTCGCAAAACCCTCAGCCAATTCAGCAAGACAAGGAACACAATACCCCTTTATCAACTTCCTTCCTCTACCAGCCTCAGCATCACAACTATAACAGACAGGACACTGAACCCTCCTACAAGTACCATTACAACAGAAACCAGACTCTTCATCATCACACTCAACACAAATAGCCATATTGTTTCCAAAAAAATAATAAATTTACGTGAGGGAGGTGTCCTGCTTTATATACACCAGCCCTTTACCGACTCTCCCAGACCTGCTACCCCCCCCCTCCGAATTAGCGGTTTTAAGCCTCTGTACGGGACGTTAGCCTATTAGGTAGTATCCTTAGGGATATCCTTCAAGCGCTCTGTAATGGCCTGTAGTAAGCTCTCAATGCGGTCTAGTTGTGACTGTCCGCTGTTGTCTGGTTTGTCGAACAGCCCTTTTGCGCCCTTGCAGGAGTAGCCAGGATGCTCTGCCAGTTCACACCAACTGCACGTTGCAACAAACTGCTCTATTGATACTCCTTTTCTCATGCTCCCCCCATTGTCCTGACTGGCCTAAAGAAGTCTGTGTAAGGTATGCGCTCTACACCGCTTGTAGACAAGACCAGAACTCCTGTCCCAAGCCTTGCGCAATCCTCGCTAAATATGCGTATAGTTAATCTTTTCGCTGTGGCTCTATTCTTATCTCTCTGCTTGCGATTGCTCATGCTTCCTCCATTGCCCTATTGGTTAGCTGTTCAATACACTGCATAGACAACTATCACCATTAGTATCCAGATGACGTTGAACCAGATGAAACCTACTTTGTGTCTACCCATTACCTTTACCCTCCTATTGGTTGCACTCACTCTCCATTGCCAGGCTACCCAAGCACACGCACCGAAATAGTGCAGGCTTATTGTTGAACCAGTTGGTCAAGGTCTGTCGGCTAACTCCACTAGCCCTGGACACCCACGATAGCGACTTCGCTCCATACTCTTTTGCTTGACCTGATGCTGTATTCAACATGATTCCCTTACTTTGCCAAACAGTTTGATAGAAAGCAAGGATTATCGGTGTTCTTGCCAAACAGTTTGATAGAAGTGGCGTGCTCATTAGCTATTAGTGCAGCTCTATACAGCCTATTTACTGGTATTTACAGCCTATTAATGCGGTCTACAGTGCTATTGTATTGGTATAACTGCTCTACAGCCCAATGAATACGGTACAGGTAATGGTTTTGATTACCTCTTTTGTGTAAATTATAGGGAATTGATAACTAAGATGTTAGTTGATAGGAATTAGCGATTGATGGTGTCTTTGTTATTGGTAAAAGCGATTAGTGGATAGGTGTATGCTTTCCTAGCTGGTGGCGGGAATAGTTCCTTTGATGTTGAGATTCTTCACTGTTAGATACAGGTCTTTGGTGAATTTGGATCGATGTTCCTTAACGTATTGGATTGTTAATAGGTCTGTGCAGTGGATATAGCCGTCTTCCGGGGTTATTTTGCCGTTAGTCATTAAGTCGTGCAGGACGCATAGATCGTGGGCTCTATCTTTATTCTCTGGTTCTGTTTTACCGCCGACAAAGTGTTTATGCTCCCAGTTATATCGTAGTCTTGGCTTCATTGGTTAGATTCGCTATTAGTGGGTGGGTTTGCCAAGAATATGTTGGATTCATCATTAGGCCATGCTTCCCGTGTCTCTTTGCCAAAGATGTAGAGGTTCGGGAGTAATCGTTCTACTGCGCTTCTCGGTAGTTCTAGCGGCTTATCCTGGGAGTAATTAGGATACCAAGCAGCACTGCATCCTTCGCCGCAGAATAGCTCCTCATTACCGGGTAGCTTAAAGACAGTCGTGTGGTTAGTTAGGTCTTTGTCGCAGTTTGCACATTCTTTCATTGCATTGTCCTGTTAGCCACGTATTGTGGGCTGTCTATGGTCTTAGTGGGTAAGTCTCTGATGATCTCACCGGCTAATTGATGATAATGACTTTGACATAAATGTATTTCATTACTGCACAGGGTTACATCGCACATAATGCTCTTGATCGCTTCTGAATGGCACATAGAACATATATCACCACTACTGCATTCTTCTAACACGTTATTTCCGGGCCCTGCTTGCCTTCTTGGCGGCTGTTCTATGCCCTGTCCTTGTTGGTGATTTGGGCTTATGGCTTGATCTGTGTGATGTGCGTTTGCCTTTATCGTTCTTGTGTACAGTCATGATTTATCCTCGTTTACCAACACCATCGGTTCCAGTAATCATCTATTGGGAATTCTTGGGGATCTCTTGCTCTTAGTCGGATGTAAACAGCTTCTGAATGTGTACCGTCTGTAGCCACGGCTTTTAACATCGAAAAGCCTGATTCTGTGGTCGTTACGGTGATAGTACTCTTGTTTGAAGTTAGGGATTCGTTGCTAATCGATGCACTGCCACTTTCAACTGTCCACGTAACACTCGTGACTGTGGCGTTATCGTCTACCCACATACTGAAGTCTACAGAATGCTTTTTGATATCATCCGCAAAGTGTAATATCTCCCTTACTTGGATTCTTTGCTCATTCGCTACGAAAAAATCAGTCATTAGTGGGGTATCCTGTTGAATATTGACTCTTCAGATAGCTCTCTTGTTTTCGAATCCTTGCAGTATATCTCATCTTCCATTGTTAGCTGCCTTCTAAGCGTCGATACGTCCTTACTTAGCCTGGACTGCCTCTTTAAAATACCTTCAATAGAAAGCTTCTGAGAGCGTCTGAAGGGCCATTTCATTCCAGTATTTGCCTGATTAACGCTAATTCTGTCCTCATGTCGTTATGGCTTTGAAGTAAATCAGCGTAATTCTGATCCTGAATAATATCAGCCTGTCTGAATGCGTCGTTATCTTTCTCTTCTGCTCCTTCTTGGTAGATGTTAAACCCTCCACCACCTACTACCAAAGCTAATAATGCTGTGACTAAAGGATTGTTCTTAGCGTGTTCTGTTATGTCAGCCATCTACTGATTATACGCCTGTCACTCCTTGTTTGCGAATGGCAGTGGATAGGGCTTTCAGTTGCTTCTTCTCTTCAACTCCGGAAAGCGTCTGACATGATAATTTGAGTGCTAATTCTGCACATTCCGCTGTCTCAATATCTATTACTACCTTGCCTTCATAGGCATTGAGAGCGGCTTGCATTGAGTCGATTCTGGATTGTTTGTAATCAAGGTATTTCGCTGCTGCTTTTGCCTCGTCTGCCCCGTGAATAGAAAATAGAACGGTGGCCTCATTCGCTATTTCAACAACTCTCCAGACATCACCATTTGGCCTAGCTTCAAAACTTGGCTTCTCTTCACTCATTCTTCATCTCCCTGTGATGCTTATGTGTTTTCTTGTGAATCCAGAAGTCTTACTGGCAACCCAATCAGCCCGCTGCTTCTTGCGCCTCCCTTTTAACATTCTTGGTGTACAGTCTTCGCATAGCATTTCATCATTAACGCTTTCCACTATCGAGTAGTAATTCAGCTTCATGGTTTCTACTTTCGCCAGTTTGAATTTATCCCCCTCCTTGAGAGTCTTAAAGCAGCAATGGCAAGCAGGGTCACAGCCAGCGGCTCTAAATGCGCGAATAAGGGTTGATGTCATAACCCCCTCTTCATCGGCTTTGATTTCGTCAATCTCGCTCATTTCTATCTCCCATTATACCGTAAGTTGTTGATACTAAACACTAAAGAATAACAATTCTGCGCGTTTCTGAAAGGCCAGGTCAGGCACATTACTAGCATGTCTCTCTGCCGTTGCCTTTAGATTAAAGCAGGGCATACAGTCTTTTGAGTAATTGTATTGAAACTCTTTGCCCTTTTTAAAGTCATTGCAGGTTAGGCAAACACGGTCAATGTTAGGCTTGCTCATGCTGGCTCTGCTAGAGAATTAATGAAGGTTAGGGCTTCGTCGGTCACACTTTCTTTGATCCACTGAACCGCTTCCTGTGACAAATCCTCTATCACTTCTCGGACACCCAAATCATCCTCATTCATAGCAGCTTCTTCTACGACTGTTTTGCAGTCTAGGGCTTGCGCTGCACCGCTTCTCTCCAGATCCCCTATGACAGCCTTGTATTTGGTAATGTCTTTGTCAAACGAGTTATACAGGCTCATATACACGCCAGCACCGATTTGCTTGATAAAACAGAACATTCCTATTGCGTCTGATTTTTCGATTAGCTGATCAAAGTATATCTTTTGCTCGTTGGTGTATTCCTGCAATTCGGGAGAGGTCACTAGTGGTTCAAATTCCTCATTCTGATTTGATAGTTCGACTGCTTGCGCCATCCGGTCTAACTTTTCAGTCTTGGGCCACGTTTTGAACGCCTGCCTGATAACTGTCTTTTTAGCCATTTCGTTGTAGTCGGTCATCCATGGGCCTTTGTTTTTCTTGGCAGATTCAGAGCGATTCATTATACCATCTGTTTCTTCCTTGCTCATTTCGTTAGTCAGGTAGTCGCCATGAACCGTTTTGGCTACACAGTAAAACCCAATGACTGCGCCCCTATCCCCAAAAGCATTGAATGAATGAGAAGGCTTATCGTCTACCCCGTTGTTTACATACTCATCATTGGCATAAACGGTCTTCGCCTGGACAAACTGCAAAGTACCCGATTGGATAGCAAGGTCACACATGCCCATATAAGACGGATCTAGGCATATCTTCCCACCCCTTGGTACTAAGTATGCTTGCTTCTTAGCGGGGTTCAGAGAGAGTCCTATGGACGCTACGTTAGCCATTGCTGACAACAGAGAGATTGGAGACTGTCTAGCCACCTTCTCAAGATAGTCATTGGCCGCGAATAGTTGCACCGCGTAGCTTTTCTCTTGCTCAAACACCATGCCCATCGGGGCGTGTTCAAACTTTGGCTCTGCCTTGTCCATGTAGTCGTAAATGGTTAGCTCTTTGCTTTCTTCGCTCATGACTCTTTCTCCAGTTCTGCAAATAAGGCTTTGGAAATACTCACAGCGCCTTCCGCTAATACCTCTGCGTCAACTTCCTCAAAAGGATCGCACGCAGCCATCATCCCGCTCATTGCCTGTATAGCCGCATACTCCAGCTTGATTAGGCCATCTCCGGGGTAATTTTTATCACCCATCGGGCCTTCGTTTGCTGCGCTTTGAGGAAATGCTTGATCGTTGTTCATTCCGATTTCTCCAATTCAATATTCGTCCATCCAAACATTCCCCCTACTCCAGCAATGATAACTATCTGCTCTGCGGGTGTTTTGCCCTCTAAGGCGGTGTCTAGCCACTCCCACGGGTTTATCATGGGCTCCCTGTCCAATCTAGCAGCCTCCTTTCTTTGTGCCTCACAGGCGCTCTCAAGCATTCTGCTGGCTATTCGTTGGTTCTGGCGCTTTCCTCTGAACTCGTTAATATCTGTTACTTCGCTCATCGCCTTGTCCTCATTTCCTTTATCAACTCCCAATAGTATGTAGGGGTGCTTGTGATATAATAATGGCTACCAGTATTGGATTTTCTAATCTCTTTAATAGCGTCCTTGGCTTCTTCGGATTTGGTAAATTCGGCAATAGTATTCTGTTGACCAAAAGTTGATTGATTGATGTAGATCATGCTATTTCCCCTCTGCCTTATACATTGCCTTGTGAACAATCTCTGAATCTCTCGGCCCCCAATCTTCTATTTTGTGATCGCCAGAAAATGGGTTGCGCTTAATCTTTCCTAAGACCATTGCAAGAGCTGCATACATATCTGGACACGCTGATATTACTGCCGCATTGTCTTTCCCGTGCGCTGTAACAACCGTCCCTTCTGCGCAGTTAATATCGAACGCATTTCCATGATCAACAATCTCCCACGGTCCCGGTGTAAATTTAGTATCCATTTTAGTTTATCCCCGCTCTATCAGCATCTTCGTTTAATTCCTTTTCCATATCCCCCTGACTAGGGTTGTCTCTAGTCTCTTCCTCTAGGGCTTCCAAATGGGCGTCTACGATTGACATTAAGATGAATCCGGTGTTTCGGGCAGACTTCATCTCCATAGCTTCCAATAAGCATTTGTTTTCCTCCGTAGAGGCATTATCAATAGCTTCGGTTATAAAGGCTGTGTCTATTTGCATGACCTATCCTTCCTCTGCGAAATCTTCTATTGAAATTCCCATCTCTTCAGCCATTGCGAAAAAGGCTCCATCTGGGAGATCGCCATACATAGCACTGAAATCTGTTGCCGATATTTGCGCAACATCAACATCTGTGAAATCGTGTTTAGCTAGTTTGTGCTGCTTTAGTGCTTCAGGAGTTCTGAATCGTCGGTTACAACCCTTAGTCCTGCATCTGATTGGTTTCTTTTCGGCTTCCATGATTGTTCCCGTGTTAACTGAGTGGTTAATAGGTCTTGACTGGCGGAGTTGGTGGTTGATAAGTGATTTTATCTATATCTATCCAGTCCGAATAAGTATCTTCATCTTCGTTGGCCTCCCTGTAGCAGCCCCAACCATTAGATTCAAAAGAGATAAAGGCTATCTGCATCTCCAGATCAAGACACTCCTTGATGGCTTTGTTGAATTGGTTTACTGCCACCCTTACCTTTTTAGCCGCTTCTTTTCTCTCTGCTTGACTCATCCCGTTCTCTCCCGTTGTTTGGCTTGACTGTGACTACCAAGATACAGCAATTGACGCCATTGTCAATAATTATTTCTTGACATATCCAGAACAGTATGCCCATAATAGCAAAACTTGAGAGGTGAAACATGATTGAAACAGGCAAAGAAGCAGCCAAGGCACTCAAAGAAATCAAGAAGCAGACTCGGTGGAGTATCAGGAAGATTTCGGAGAAGCTTGGCATTAACAATACAACTGTATGGTCGATATTCAGGGGCCATGTTGACAACCCAAGCCAAGAATTTATGGATGCTATTGAAAAGATGCATCAAGAATTAGTTTCTGATTAACCCATTAGGAGGTAATGAAGGATGAAAACATATCAAGCGATTAAAGAAGAAACCGCGACATTTTGTGGTCAGCCAGTAGAGGCCGAATCAATTCGAGACGCTTTAAAGAAACTTGGTTTTGGAGACTTCGATGTTCAGAGTGAGGAATTGGCGATGGCATGGTGGTGCGGCGACGCTTACTCAGTGGCTCCCTTGGACGAGGACTAGTCATGAAATCAATACTTCCTTGTTTAGCATGCTCTTTAGGCTGTTTTCTTATTATGCTTATTATACTGATGGCGGGGGTTTGAGATGGAAGAGTTAACGCCGAGACAGTGCCTTGATTCGTTATTAGATTGCTGGGGTCAATATGGGGAGATTATTTGCTCTCACTACACGACTTCGCAAATGAGCGATGTTAAAGACTTTCTGGACAATCTTGAAAGAATGATTCCAGAGCAAGACTAATTATACACCACTAGGGGAACCGAATATGGAAATTGTTGATGATGAAAACGAATACGATGATGGTTTTTGGATTTGTGATTATTGCGACAAAGAAATCCCTGATAGTAATGACGGCTTTAGGTACAGCGACAAGAGTGATATGTGCTTTTGCTCAAACGCTTGTTGTCAAAACTACGTGGATCAAATCTAAGCCAGTTGAACAGTAGTTAACCCTTGTATTATAGCAGCAAAGGAGTGAGAGAGATGAAGGCTTGCAGTTGTTGCAAAGTAGAAAAGGATATTTCTGAGTTTTATCGACGCCGAGAATTGGGGCCAAATGGAAGAATGAGTAAATGCAAAAAATGCAGCGATACCTACACCATTGAGTATCAAAGAAATAGAAGCAAAACAGACAAAGTGTTTAGGCAGATGAAGATTGACCGGATGACTGATTGGAGAAAGAAACCAGAAAATCTAGATCGCCACCGAGCAACACTCAGGAAGTCCAATAAAAAGCGTCATAAAAAGAACTCTGAAACATTGGCAGATGCTCATATTATACACGTATTGACAGCCCATAACACGTTGAAAGGAGTTGATATTCCTAAATCACTGATCGGGGCGAAGCGGCAAGAATTACTAATCAAACGAGAACTAAAACGGAGAAATGTATG